ACAAGAGAACAAAAAAGTGAGGGGAGGTTTCCCTCCCCCCTACACATTAGGTCAAGCGGAAGTCTACAACCAAGTCGGGGTAAGCGATTTGGACACCTGCTTTGAAGGCTGCTTGGAAGCGGACTTCGTCGTTGTCTTTGCTGAACCAGATTGAGAACTGCTCCTCGTCGCTCAACAAGTCGGTTCCGTAGAACAGGTTGCCGAGGTATGTGCAGACGATGCGGTTGGTGTTGGTCAAGCCGGGGACCGCAATTACACGGACGTTTGTGCCGGGATAGACGAACTCACCATTGGCAAGGCTCGCAAGGTCAACTTGGTTGTACAATACTGCCAAACCACCTGTATTCGTTCCTTGCTTAAAGGCTTGAACCAAGGTGCGGTAGTTGTTCCAACCGCAGAAGATGACGAGGTCTTGCTTCGTTAGGATGGCCTGTGGAATTTGGTTGTAGATTCCGTCAAAGATGGAAATCACGTTGCTTGTAGTGATACCAACGGAGGCAGAAACCGCACCCGTGTTACCGCTGATGGTTGAACCCGAAGCAGCGTTCAAGAGTTGGTTGACGCCTGAAAAGTAAGCGTTGCCCTGCCAAATTGCGTTCTCCAAAGCCTCTGCGATGCGGAGAGCCTTCTGCTCGGAGAAAGCCTGCTCGAAAGGAACACCGTCGTAGGTAGAGCCAGCGGTCAACTGGGTCTGCATCCAGTACTGCTCCAAGGAACGAGGACACAAGGTTTCTTGAACCTTCATACGGCCAACGGTGATATTCCGCTGGGTGAAGGCAGTCGTGCCTGATGTAGTGTAACCGCAAGAATCACCGCTTTGAATCAAAGCATCGGTGTCCATGAGGTTAAGGGCAGCAGCGAACTTGATGCCCACCTGCTTGGTGAACAGGGCTGCTGAACGGGCCGAGAACACGGCCTTGGTGATGAGAGGAAGCCTCTCTTGGTCGGTGTAGGAGGTTAATCCTGCAAAAGTAAATGCCATGGTTAGTGGGGGTTTAGGGGGTTAGTTTTTGGATTTGAGTGATTGAAGTGCTTGTGCGAGAGCGTTGAAGTTCTGCGAGGCTTGGGCCTTGCGTTGCTCAACGATTGCGGAACCGCTTGCTTTGGGGGCTTCGGTTGGGAGTTCGGAAACCTTCTCGACGATGTCGGCCATGGTTTCAACCTGCGATGCGAAAGCAGACATTTTCTCCTTCATCTTGCCCATCTCGGCATAGGCTGCCTTGAGTTCTTCCATGATGGCTCCGAGGTGCTTGGCGACGATAGCCTCGACAACTTCGGGGGTCATGGCAGGATAGGCTTCTTTGATTTCTTCGGTAACCTCAACGGCCACTTCGGGGGTGATTTCAGCAGCAACGGGCAAGGCTTCGATTTCGGGGGTTGCTACTTCGGCAGCAATGACCTCGACGATTTTGCCTCCTTCGGTCTTGATAGTTCCAACGCCTTCAACGACGTGTTCGCCATCGGGTGCAGGGAGAGTGCCTTCTTCGGCTACAACGTAAACGGCAGTACCTGCAACGAGGTCCCCGTCAACACGGACAACCGTGCCATCGGTCAACTTGTAGTCAGCGAATGACTGCTTTTGAGTGCTGAATTTGCGGAGTTCACTGCGCAGGGATTCGATTGCGTTTTTCAGGTTCATAGTTAGTGGGATTTGTAGGTGGGGGTTAATTGTTGCAAAAAAGCGGTAAGTTCATCGGCAAGGCCAGCGAGTGCGACCTCCAGTTCGGATTCGGTCTTGTCCATCCCGAACAGGCCCTCAACGGAGAAACCCCGGAACAGGTTGCGGTTGTCCCACACCTCGTCGTTCTCAACCTTGAAGGACCCGAACCAAGAGCCGTCGGGTGTGTCCTCGTAGCCTTTGGGTGGCATGATGCCACGCTCGGAGTCGGTTATGTAGGACTCGAACATGAACACGCCATCCAGTTCGGCATTGTGGTATGCGTTGACGTTATGTTGATTGCCTTGCTTGAAATACTTTTGGACTATCTTGCGGATGGTCGCTTTGTCGAATACGACGTAGTACTCGCCATAGGTTTCGTCCTTCCTGAAGATGGGCGTGTCTGCAAGCATGAGAGGCCCGGTCAGCACCCTCCGCTCGCCCGTTTCGGTGAACTTTTGCTTGGCCTTGCTGAATGCTTGGAATGGCCGTTCGATGGCTGGCATATCGGTCAGGGCCACGAATTGGACCCCTTCATCGACCTCGTCCACGGTCATCCTGTAAATGGGTAGTTCCATAGTGGTAAATGTCCTATGCCCCCAAAGTTGCAAATTCCTCCAACCTTCGAACCCTGCGAGTGCTTTGGGTGATGTCCCTCTCGACCACATAGGCTCGCATTGGCGATGAGCCTTGACCTTGGCCTGCCGAGAGTTCGCCCGTGCCGAGGTTGGTCGTTTGTGGGTTCGCAAAGATGGGCGGTGGTGCTGCGCTTGCTCCTGCACCCGTTACGTCTGCACCGGGAGAACCTGCTCCTGCTCCGCCTTGGAATTGTTGGGCCTTAATCTTGGCGACGTTTGCAAGACCAGCAGCAAGGGCAAGACCCGCTTCCACGAACCTTTGCCCGGGGAATACGGATTCAGTTGGCTTCAAGGCAAGTGCAGAACTGACGGCAAGGTAGGTGTTCACGATGGCTTGGGCAATGGATGCGGCCTTCGCTACATTGAAGGCCCGCTTTTGTGCTGCCTCGCTCTTTCCAGCCGATGCGATGATGATGTCGTTGATAACCCCAAAGGACTGACCGACGTATTTCTCACGCAATCCGGCAAGGTCTTGCTCACGCTGGGCTTGGCCCATCTTGGACTTTGCGTCAGCCGTGTCCACCTGCATCCGCCTTTGTGCTTCGGACTGCATCGCTTTGATTTGCAGTTGCTCCTGCTCGCTTAACCTATCCAACTCCATTTCGTAGAGTTGCAGGTTCAGGTCCTCTACAAACTTGATGATGGCGTTGTTTTCTTCCCTTAGTCGCTCCAAACGCTTTTGGGTGGCTTCTGCTTCCTTGCGTTGGCGTTCTTTGACCTGTGCCTCCCTCCTTTGGTCTGCTGCGATTTGAGCGTTCGTGTGGGCTTCGTATGCATCCCGGTAATTGGAGAGGGCTGCTTCTTCACGCATCAAAGCATCCTCCCTTGCCTTGGCTGCGATGGCTGGGTCGGGTAGGTTCAGGAACCTGCGGACCGCTGCGGTGAGGTCGTCCCACTTGGCTATCAATAGCCCTACGGCTGCGATGGCTGCACCGATACCCGTTGCAAGGAGGGCGATTCTAAACGCCTTCATAGCCCCGGTACTTGCCCCGACTGCGGTTGCGTAGAGTGCTTGTGCTGCTGCCTGCCCTTGGGTTATCAGGATGGAGTCCTTGTTGAGCAGGTTGGCGACCTGCTGCACTCCAGTAGCGAGAGCCATGGCCCCTTGGACCTTGAGTAACGATTTCTGCAAGTCCTCGTTCTCGGACCCGAACAACGCTGCTGCACCTTGAGCGATTTGGAACCCTGCCGTTATCCCCTGCACCGCTGAAACAACGGTGTCAATCCTTACGGTGTCGCTCGCAAGGGTCTTGATTCGCTGCGAGGTGTCCCCGATTTGGTCTTTCAGTTTCCCCGCTTCGGCCTCCATTTGTTTGAACGCCTTCGTGCCTTCTTGTCCCGCCAAGGACATATCGATAAGCGTCTTTTGGAGTTCCCTGAGCCGTTGTTTAGCACTCGTCGTGCCTTGTGCGGTGGAGTCCTTAATTCCTACTTCGAGGACGATTTCTTTAGTTACTGCCATAGTTTTTTATTTGTCTGCCCATGCTGGTAATCCCGACACAACCTCCAAGACCTGACCTTCGGTTCCTATTCCCAAGTTGACCCAATCGGCTCCATCCCAATACTTAATGTCCCCTGCTGCATCGCCCGGAGTGAACCCTGCACCTGCTGGACCGGGGTCGCCCTGCGCACCTGTTGCACCCGTTTCACCCGGAGGACCTGCAACCGCTGGCAGTTCCTTGACCGATGGAATTGGAGGTACTTCGTTCGGGTAATCCGAGTCCGTTGCCGGAACTGGCCCATCGTAGGGGAAGTAGTAGATTTGCTTTGGGACAAACTCGGTCAAGTTGAGAATCCTGCGAAGGGTTACCCGGCAAGGCTTCTGCTGACCTATCTCGTAGTCCCGAATTTCCATCAACCTCCAACGGACCCCTCCGTAGTAGATAGGGGTTCGGAAGTCGAGTTGGCTGATGTCCACGGCATTGAGCATGATGGAGAGTTCCAACTGCATCGCCTCACGACTGACGGTTTCTTGGATGAAATTCCACCAATAGATGTTGAACAGGTTGTTGTTCGTGTATGCGTAAGGGTCGCTATTTGCGGCGACATTCACCGCATAGTACAACTGCTTAGGGATTCCAAAAGCAAGGTCGAAATCTGCTGCGTAAGGGTTGTCAAGGTGGCTGACGAATGGCAGGCTCAACAACGATTCTGCGAGTGCTACCGAACCGCTGACCCCGTATTGGTAGGCCCACGTCGTCGGTGCTTCGATAAGGTTGTATTGGGCTATGCGGTAACCGCTCTGCAACGTCTTGATGGTTCCCGACAAAGCGGAGCCATCCAAGTCCCAAGCCCTACCGATTACTTTGTCAGTCGTGAAGTTCGCAGGGATCAGGGTGCTGCAAGCGAGTTCGACGACGTTCTCGCCTTTGCCGTAGAAGTTGTCGGTCGTGAAGATTCGCCCTCCGTAGCCTTCCTTGGCAAGCGGGTAGTTCGATTTATCCAACTTTGACAAATAGTCCCCGGCATCCTTGTACTTAAACACGATGGTTTTGTATTGGTTCGGGTCCCCGTTCGTGATGTTCTGCTCTGCGTTCTCGTCCGATTTCTGCGACCAGTCAACGACCCCCGATGAATAGAAGTCCACCCAAGGCTCCACGATGAGGTTCTTCGGGTCGGACGGGTCCGGCATGAAGTAGAGGTTGAACATCTTTTGCAGGTCTTGCAGAAGGTCGCTCTGCTTCACGTCAGCAGGCAGGGCGGTCCTCATGTCAACCGTGTGCAATGTTTGAGGGTTCTCCAAGCACTCCCAAAGGACGGTTGCTCCTTGAAGAATGGTCCCTCCCTGTGGAGTCGTAAACACAAAACCGAGGTTGGCCGTTGTGTTTGGCGGTATGGTTATATTGGCAAAAGTTGTTGATAGCGGACCACTAAGACCGCTTTGGTAGTTTATTACAATTCCTTGAATGACCGCAATATCCCCCGAAGTTGTGAGATTCCGTATGGACATATTTGCGAATCCATAAGCGGCAGTAGAGAATTGAGCCTGTAATTCGTAATTGACAGTTACATTCCAACGAGTCGGGAATGAAGGCGAAACAAAAGTGCTTGACGAAGGGTTCCAATAACCGGGGCGGTCGTAATAACTACCCGTTTCGTCCTCCAGTCTTATTGTTAGGTTTTGACCAAACGTCCCACTAACCGTCCCGGTACTTGCCACGAAAATTGTTGACCCCGATAAGTTCAGTATCGCTTCCCCAGCAGCGTAAGGGATGACCAGTTTCTTAAACCGCTCCGAGTTAAAGAACTCCGATGTGTATCGATACCCTGCCTGTGCGAAGATGAGGTCCACCATCTTCTTGACATAAATGCTCGGTGTCATCTTGTAAAAGGGAACCGCAAACCATCCTTGCGTAACTACGTCCGTGTAGCCGTAGGAATCCACCAAGCCGTAAACGTAACCGCTCGCACCCGATGCGGTCCAAGTCGCAGAAACATGGGCTGAGGTCAGCGTGTGGTTCATTCCGCTGACCCCAACGGTTGTCGCAAGGAGGTTGCCCTCAATGGACTTAAACAGGCTTACGTCGTCCGAGAATAGGCCCACTTCGTAGGTTACCTCGCCCCGAATCTTGGACATGGAAATCAGTTGCAGCACTCCGCTGAATACCTGCACCCCATCTTCCCACATGGCTGCACGAATCTTCTTGTTGGGTTGGAATCCACCGACAAAGGACTGAATATTGTAGGCATGACCAAAGCAATCCCGATTTGTTGTCGTATTAGGCAACGTGATGGTCTTGGAGAACGAACCCCTCCGCTTGGTTATGTCGGCAATGTCCTCCACCGAAAAGGTCAAGGCGATGTCGATTTCGCCCATGGTATCGAGGACGTAGGGAACCTCTGCGTTTGATTCGTCGAGAGGGTAGGCGATGAGGGTTACGCTCATAGGATGTTGTTCTTGTAAGCGACTGCAACCTCGACCTGCAACTGCGTGAGGCGGTCGTTCCTGCGAGTCGTGAATTGGTAAGTGTTAGCGTTCACAATTGCTTCAACGAGTTGACCATCCAGTTCGAGCCATACCTGCCCCGACCTGACCATCTCAATCAGCCAAGCGGATTCGGCATCGGTCAGCCAGTCCGAGTTAAGGGCGTAAACGTAGTCGAACTCACCTGCCCACACTTTGTCGTAGGTCGTGGTTGCATAAACGTCCGAGTTATAGCCGAACGTCTGCCGGGTAATGTTGGCCCTCTTGCGGTTCTTCAATGTGAAGACATACGCATCAAGCCCGCCCCACTTGTTTTGGAAGTGAACCGGGATGGAGTTGAACCGCTCGCAAAGACCCTTCGTATAGGTGTACTCTTGCCCGAAGTTGTCGTAGTTGTCCTCGTATAGTTCGTTGAATCGTTCCTCCAAGCAAAATGAACTTTCGGCTGGGTCGGCTCCATCCGCATCGCAGCGTTGGTTGAAGTCGTTCCAAGCGGAGTCCCCGAATGCAATGGTGTAGTATTCGCCTTCATTGGACGGGAATAGGTACTCACCGCTGAACCCGTCGCTGGCTTGACCCGAAGTCAATGCCCGGATATTGGACGGCCCTGCACCAAAGCGGACGACTTGCTGCACCGCTGGTTGGCCGTTGTTGACCGTGTAAACCCGTGTAAGCGTACCCCCTGCCGTGTAATACCGAATGAGGGCTTTGTCAAAGTTGGCCGTCGTGGTTCCCTTCCCTTGAGCGAGCCACCTCGCTTCGGTATTGGAGTGCCACACGAATCGGGTCGGGGTGGTCAAAGCCAAACTACCCAAAAGCGTACCCGAAGGGAATCGGGTTGCAGCGTTGTAGGACTGGAACTCTAACTGCTCCAAGTTTCCTGCAAATGCTATGGCCCCGCTGACGGTGGTAACCGTTCCCGTCTGCACGGCTGGGGTGTTGCCGTATTCGTCGAAGAAGTCCAAGCGATACCCCGAATAGTACCCCGAATGATTGCTGAATGCGGTCTGCGTCAGCGATGGCTTGGTCGGTGCAATAAGGGTTTCAACGACCTTGGCGACATCGAAGAATCCTTGGTTGGTAATCGGTAATTTGTCGCACTTTAACCGGGCGTATGCACTCCCTGCACTGTCTTTGACATCGCAAACGAATCGGTAATTAGGCTGGGCTATTTGGTCGCTGCTGACCTTGAAGAGCATCTTGTTGTAAACGGGTGTAGCCACTTGGGGCGACCCGGAAAGGACGGTTACTGCCATTTTATAATTTGGTTGCTACGCTTATGGATTTGCCGAGGACCTCTGCGATATTCTCGGTCAGGACCTCTATCATTTCGGGGCTTACTGCATTGCTCATAAAATTGGTCGCTCGCAGACCTTCCCTCCGAATCTTGTTGGCGATATTGATGGCAAAGGACCTGTTTGCTGCCTTCTTGTCCCTGCCTTCTAACGGAATGCCCTTGAACGCAATCCATTCCTGAATCGGACGGATAGGTGGACGCTTGTCCCGGTATTGGAACGGAGAGTTAGGCGCACGCTTGCTTGAGTTTGCACCCTTGACACCGAGGTCCACGAACTTCCAGTAATCCGCTGCCTCAATAGCGACAACGAAGGACTGGTCGTTGAGGGATATAGGGGTAACGGTGATGGACTGCGAAAGGGCATTGCTTGCGATGGCATTCGATTTGGCAAGGTTCTCCTTCGCAAGTCGGACCACTCCTTCAAGCCACTTGACAACCAAGGCATGGGACTTGTTCTCAATGGCCCCATCTTCGAGGGCTACACCAAAGTCGGCAAGGGCCTCCCTTTGGATATCGGTCAGTTTCTTTCCTGACCCCCCTACAAAGACGTTGAACTCCATGTGGGTAAATGTCCCCCGTGCTGGAATGTGTCTATCTGCGCCTCGCTCGCTCCGCTTCCATCCTCTCTGCCTCCAAAATGTCGTGAATCAACAGGGCGTAGTTTAGGAACTCCACCGCCTTCATTGCGAAGATGGCATCGAACTTGAGAACGTCCTTGTTAGCCATCCGCCACACGACCATCAGCCATCCGTAGCCAGCAAGAGGGCTTACGTCAGCCCCTCGGCCTTCGTCATCAGGTGCTTGGAATAGTCGCTCAAAACTTTCAAGTAGGATTCGGAACTTAACAAAAAAAAACTGACAACCCCCCAAACATCGCCCACCTTGGCGTGTTTCTTCATGAGTTCGGCTCGCTCCGCATGGGCAGCCCCGTCGTATTTCTTGGGGAAGAATCCAAATAGACCGCCCTCTCTGCACAAGGTTGCCATGATTCGATGAAGGTTCTGCAACAACTGCTTTTCGTCGGTCGTGTTTGCGTCCATCAGTTCAATCAACTGCCCAGCCGTGAGTTCATCCGTGAACACCGTCGGAATCCACCACTTGCCCCCGGCTTTGAACTTCCGCTTGTACCCAAGGGCAGGCAATGCGTTCCACTCGCTGATAATGGCCTTGTAACGCTTTAGGACGCTCTTGGCGGGCATTTCTCTCACGATTGATATATCCACCCCCTCAACGATTGCAACGACCCCTGCACGCTTGTCGTAGTCCCCAAGGACGCTGCTGAACTCAATGGCTCCGATGCGTTGGAACTGGTCGATGGTGAGGTCTTGGAGTTTCATAACTTGACAATCCAAGAGGTGTCGGTGAAGTATTGCAAGGGTTCACCGAGGCAGTCCATGACCGCCTTTAAAACTTCGGGCATATACGAGTCGTGGCCTGCGATGTAACCGCCCGGCTTGACCTTGGGCTTCCAAGCGTTGATGTCTGCAACGACCGAGGCGTAGGAATGGTCAGCGTCAACGTACACAAAGTCAAGAGAGCCATCGGCATACTGCTTGGATGCTTCGATGCTGGTCATCTTGACCTTGGCGATGTTGGGGTAGTTCGGGTGCATCAGGTCGAACATCTGCTCGGCTGGCATCGTGCCACCGAAGTCCCAAGTGTCAACGCAATGCAGTTCTCCGCAATGCAGAGCGATGACCTGACTGCTCACCCCCGAAAACGAACCGACCTCCACGCACTTGTCCGTGGGCTTGAGGTACTTTTGGCAAAGGTCAATGAGGCCGTCCACCCGGTTGTTGCCCGAATGGTAGTCGATGGGCAGGAAGTACATCCGTGGGGTGTTGCGTAGAGTGTCGAGTTGTTTCATCTCTTGAAGAGGGTTTTAATGTTGGTGCTTCCGTGCTTGTAATTGTTCGTTAGGTGGAACACCTTGCAATGGTCCGCAAGTTCGCCCTGCTCCGTGAACTCCAGCATAGGCTTTAGATTCAATGACCAAATTGGGAAAGAGGCAAGGCTTTCCCGGTAAAGGCCGTTGTTCGGGATGTGGTCAAGTTCGCCCGGATTACGGGTCAGGACCTCCTTGAGCCTCTTGACGCTGAACATCCAAAAAGCGTGGTAGTTGATGAAGAAGGGCAGGCTCACATAGTCCTTGCCGTTGTACTGACACCAAACCGAACTTGGCAGAACCTCGTTCACGTCGGGAGTGCATTCGCCTTCCTTGTCGTCGTAGGTTTCAATGCGAGTGAAGGACGGGTACAAGCCATCCTCAAACATCGAATCGAACCGCTCCGTGAAGTTGACGAAGCCCTCCTTGGGCAGCATCATGTCGTCCTCAAAGTAGGCCACCCAGTCAAAGTACTTGTAGGTTTCCTTAATGCGAGTGCGATGGACCGCAGTCAGCATCCAAGGGTGTGAGAGTTGCGTGTGAGCATGAACCGTTACGGGTTGGTCCGCAAGTAGCCCCACGACTTCGGGGTCGTTGGTGTCCACGAAGATATCGGCCTGCACCGGATATGACTTGATGGCCTCGATGACCCGGATGAGGTTTGGCAGCCTTTCGGGGTTGTGATGGTAGGCGATGTTTGCGAGTAGTTTCATGTCAAAAAGTTACAACGAATTTTTCAGGCGAAGGCCAGCCGGGGTTGGTGTCAAATACCTTGGTGTCGGGTTTCTTGCCTATCCAATGCTCCGCTTGGTATCGTTGTTCCCGTACAGGTTCGCCCAGTTCCTTGATGTGGCTCGACTTGGCCCACCAAAAGTTCCCAGCAAAGTAGGGATATCCATCGGGGTTGTTGGCATCGGCCATGTGAGGGAACTGCTCCTTGGTTATCCAGTGGCAGCCTACGGCATCGACCTGCTCCAGCATTTGCATGGAACGCTCCCATGCGACCACGTTGAAGAATAGCATAGACCTGCCCCATAGTTGGGTGGTCAAAGATGGATTTGCAGCCCCCTTCGTGTGAGCGTATAGGTACACGGCTTCCTCTTCCTGCGAGGCCCGGTACATTTCGGTAAGGGTCGCCTGTTCCCAAGCGTTGGTCCGGGTTACCACGACCTTGACCTTCTCGGCCACCATCGAGCCTTCCAGCACCTCCTTGACCGCCTTGCGTTGTTCGGGTGGACCGACGATGCCGACCCTTATCTCATCGAGGACGTTGATGAGGCCGTAGTTGCAGACCGCCATCATATGCTGGTTCAGAATTAACTGCCAGTTCCCTCCGCAATAAACGTGGTAATAGTGAACGATTTTCATAGTGAAACCCTTTCTTTTTGCATATAACCGCAAACCTTACAAGTCCTTAATTGGTTTGTTACAAAATGACGAATTAGTTTGCCTTCAACAAGTGTGGACATTT